CGAGGCTCTGCCTTCACCAACTCGCTACCTGGGGTACGTCGCAACGGCCCGGCGCAGATCATGGTCGGTTGATCTGCCCCTGTTCTATCAGAACGTCACCGAGATTGGAACACGTTGCTCGCCGCAATCCGTCGCTCCACCTCCTTGATGTACGCCGGATCCGGGTTGTCCCCCGAGTACCGAGGATCACGCATGGCCTCCACCACCTGCCGCTCTGAATCAAACGGCCTCACCTCTCCGCTTGATCCACGCCCACCGATCAGCCGGGGCTCATACCCCTTCTGCATCATGTAGTCGTATTGGATCGCCTTCAGCGCGGTCAGTGCTGCACCCTCGTCACCAGTGCGCAGCGCCTCGTTGTAGGCCTCGGTGCGGCTGCTGTCCAGGTTCCGCGCTGCCCACTGGGCCAGCCGGTTGTACTCCGCCTCCCCGCCGGCCTGGCGGAAGATCGAGTCCTGAATCTCCGCCGCACGCTGCGGGTCAATGCGAGGCCCTTCGTCCTCGGCCTCCTCCCCCTCGGCCTCTGCTTCAGCATCGGCCCCGCCTTCCGGCTCCGCGCTCGGCTGGCCTGACTTCAGCCTGGCGTATTCACGCTGCAGGTTCTGGTATGCGCTCGCCAGATCCTCGGTCGTCTCATACTTCCCCAGGATCAGACCATTGCCAGCATCAGCATTGGCCTCGTCAACCAGTTCTGCCCTGGCTGCATCAACCTTCGCTGCCTCCTCTGCTCCACCGCTGGCCTCGTACTGCGTGCCGCTGTCTTGACCCGTGATGATCTCAGGCATTGAATCCGTTCGTGATGATCATGTGACCGCCATCCGGCAGGGGCTGTAGATGCTGCCCCTGCTTCAACTTCGGTGTGTTGTCAGAGTCCGCCGCCTGGGGTTGCTCCTGCGGTTGCTGCAGCGGCGGTTGCTGCAGCTGGATTCCCTCCGGTAGCTTCTGCTCCACTGGGCTGCGGCGGCGCTGTCGCTCCACTCTGGATCGCTCCTTCTGCTAGCTGCGATGCAACCATAGCCTGCTGTTGTTGTGCTTGCTCCGCCTCGATCTGTTGTTGTTCCTTCACCAGTCCAGCGGTGTCAATGCCATCGGCCGCGGCGAATCGCTTGATCAACTCCGATGGGTTGATGTACTGCAGGAACTGCTCCGGTCCGATCGTTGTCGCCACCGTCGTCAGGAAGTTCGTCAGCCTCGCCTTGTCATTCCCCCTGCCGATTGCCTCCAGGCCTGTCGTCACCTGCGGCTCCACCAATCCCTCGGGGATCTCCGGCAGCTCGCCCGTCGTCTCCATCATGTGCATCACCCGCCGGATCAGCGGCAGCTGCAGCTCTGCACTCAGCACCGAGTAGACGCCACCTAGCCCCTGCTCCAGCTGCTCTGCCATCAGCCGGATCTCTTCCGCTGTCACCCGCTCCGCGTCACGCTGCACTGCCTCGTTGGTCAGGAACGTGAACTGCAGCCGGCGCTCCAGCAGCTGCATCGTCTGCAGCGCCGTGGCGAAGTCGTTCACCTTCTGCACCTGCAGGAACTCCACGTCGGCAGCGTTGCCCGCCACGATCGCTCCGTTCTCTGCTCGAGCCAGCACGTCCGCCCGGGTGACACCGTTCGGGTTGACCAGTCCGATGGCCTTCGCCGCGATCAGGCTGCCCTGCACGATCGCCTTCGTCAGGCTCTCCAGGCTCTGCAGGTCACCCTGCACCTGCTCGACCAGGCCGCGGCCATAGCTCTCCCCAGCGATGCGGTGCAGCCGCAGCACGATCCACGGGTTGGACTTCATCCGGGCGAAGCCGGCGCTGTTCGGCAGCTTCTGCCCTTCGTGCTCCTGATACCACTCCACCTTGTCGGCCTGGGGGTCGATCACCACATGGGTGTAAACGTCCTCCGGCTTGTCACCTTCCTTCTTGCCACCCTCCTGCTCGGGCAGGTACTTCTCCGACACCTGCTCCCGCACCACGATCTCGTTGACATTCCCCTCCGGGTCGCGGTCCACCACGAAGGACCGCAGGGAGTACATCCGAATCGCGTCGGTCCCCACGTACAGCAGGGCGTTGCCACCCACCAGCAGATGCTTCACCGCTTCAAACAGGGCGGAGCGTGCCTGGAGCTGATCGAGCCGGCGCAGCACCTGCCGCTCCATCGAGCTGAGCAGCTGGTCGAGCTTGGTGACGATCGCCTCCTCGTTGGCGCCAGGCTGCTGCTCGGCGAACTCGCGGATCTTCCCTCCGTCGATCGTGAACCGGAAGAACGGTTGGCTCGGTGGCATCAGGGCCAGCAGCAGCTTGGCCGCCAGGCTGCTCACCCCCCGGGCCCCGGCCCCCTGGTAGAGAGACGGCAGGGCATTGAAGGATTCACCCGACCACCCGTAGTTCTGATCACTCTCGGGGATCAGCGACGGAATGGTCAGGGCAGAGCAGTCGATCGCTCGACGCAGATACATCGAGCGATACAGCTCCAGATCCTTCCAGCGGGACTGAGCGGTGGCGGTGTTGTCCATCAGGCGATGCGCAGACCAGAGAGAGAGGTGGACGGCGAGCCGAGGATCGCCAGACCAGAGAGGGTGTTGGACGAGGTGCTGTTGTATCCGAGGGTGTTGCTGTTCCGGCTCTGGCCGCTCCGGTAGTCACCCACCACGGGAGCGACAGCAACGTCCTGCAGCTCGGGCACAAAGGCGCGGCTCAGCGCATCGGACTGGCGCTGCTGCTCCTGCAGCAGGGCCTGGCCTTGGGCGATGCTCTCTGCCTGCTGGGCCCGATTCTCTTCGTCACGCTCTGCCTGCTGGGCTGCAGCGTCCCTCAGTGCCTGGGTGTTCTGTTCTGAGTTTGCCGTGATCGAGCCGGTCAGATCGCTGACGATCCGCATCGTGTTGTAGTTGGATTCTGTCAGCATGTTGGCGAAAGCCTCTTGCTGCTCCCGGCCCAGCTCTGCATCCATCTGCAGTGCTGCAATGATGTCGTCGTATTTGCCAGTGCTGCGATCGGGATCCCCGTTGTTCTTCTTGCCCCCACCACCTGTGCCGGCGGCGCCACGGGTTCCGCCCTGGTAGACGTAGCGGGGCATGTTGTGATAGTTCCCGTAGCCGCCACGGGAAAACGTGCCGTTGTTCACCCAGCCGCGGCCCGGTGAGTCGGTGTTCACCCGGGGCCCGTTGGACTGGCCGCCGCCGAGGTTCATGATCCCCGCGGCAATGTTCCAGGTCTGGGGATCCGGCGGCCGGTAGGTGATCTCGTTGCGCCTGGTCCGGTTCAGACCGGAGGCATTCATCGTCAGGTAGTCGAGGTTGTAACCCTCGTTGGCAGCCATCGCCCTGGCTACCTGCTGTGTCACACGGGAACGACCGAAGTCCCTGACGAGTGCATCGAACTCGCCAAGGTCCATCCCGCCTTTCTTAAAGGCCTTCTCGATGCCCTCGCGCAGTTGTTTCTTCTTGCCCATGGGAACCCGGTGGTTGGACGAGGCTCCGAAGGAAGCGGACCACGGAGCGTTGTCCTGAAGCGTACCGGATCTGATCTATTGAGTCAGTCAGCTCGGGGCTTCTTTCGGGGAACAGCTTGTCCAATGCCGCCAACACTTCATCATCGAGATGATGAGCGATGATGCGCTTCAGCGAGTCGGGGGTTTCCATAGCCTTACCTTGTGCGTTTCAAAGTCGTAGTCGTCACTGTTCAGCATCCTCACCAGTCGCGCCTGTAGGATCGCAAACTCTTCCGGCTCATACAGAAGGATCGGGTGGGGCTTGCGTCCGGGCTCCTTGTCAGCCTTCCGTTGCTCAGCCTTGTGGGCTTCTGCATACTCCCGAACAATCGCTTCCCAGCAATCCACAGGTTGACTGAGGTTGAGCTTCTCGACCTTTCGGGCTGCGCCAATGTCGCCGAGCCCGGGGCAGCCGGGTATGCCGTCAGTGCTATCACCCGATAGGCATTGACGGTAGAACGCCTTGATCGCGTCAGCCTTAGATACGTCACGGTCTTCGTCCACCCATAGATGACGGCCTGGAACCTGATCCAGATCCTTGTCCTTGCTGCAGATCACATGATCCTCTGACTCCTGGCGGAGCATGTCGGCAAAGATCGAGAGCAGGTCATCGGCCTCGATGGAATCGTACATGAACGAACTACGCTCTGTCAGTATCTGCTCCCGCATCGCCCTGAATCCTATTGGTTTCGGCTTGTCCTTCCGTGCCGCCTTGTAGTTGGGGTAAAGCTCCTTCCGGTAGAAGCTGTTGCCGGACAGGCAATGCACGCAGTCATCAAAGGATGCGCCAACTGTGTCCACCCATATCTGCACCTGATCCCAGTAGAGCTGCAGCGCCTCGCTGATCTGGCTGTGTCGGGTCCAGCAGTAGTCCGACACCTGAACCTCAACCTCTGTTGCGGTGGCGCTCTTATAGAGCAGCATGTCGGAGTCGATCAGTAGCTTCATCAGAACTCACCCAGCATCATGCACTTGTCGTATTCGACCAGCTTCTGCTTCCGCTCCTCGTATAGCCCGGTGTAGGTAGCGTGAAGCGGGTGATCCTTATCATCCCTGCCGCTGATCAAATACAGCTGCTCGATGTAGGCCTGGGTGCGCCGGTCACTCTCGACTATGTGTGCTGTTAATGTAGCGTTGGAAGTTTGATGCAGGACCATAGGACTCCATGTAGTCGGGGAAGGTGTCGATCAGACGCTGAAGGTTGTGACCATCGGCATACAGCATTGCGTCGCCAAGGCGGGATACGAAGTCTCCTCCGTACTTCTTCATCGCCCGGATCGTTTGGTAGATTTCCTGCTGGGTCATCGTCCTCTTGCTGACCGGGTGAATGAATACGCGACCGATGTGATCGCTGAAAGCGCCGCGCAGTAGCCACGCCAGAAGGCCTCGCATTGCGGATTCAGTTTCGTTGCCTCGTAGAAAGCATGGGCTCGATCCATCAGCGAGTGAGGGTAGGTGCCAGGCAGTACATAGTCGCCTTCGATCTTGAACGGTGTCAAGTGTGAGGGATCCAGGGGAGATCCGTTGTCTTCGATGCACTGACTGAAAGGGCCTCGGGATGGCACTTCCTCCCACGACGCACGGCCTCCTGCTCCGTGCGGCATGTCACCCACATCTTCAGGGTCGGGCAGCCGTGCTGCCGGATTGTTACTAGCCAATGTTTCGGTTTAGTGAATCGGGGTGAGCGCGGCTTGGACTGTTGGGATTTCATAGAAGGTGCAGTCACGGTAGATGAGTTTCGACATAAGGCCAAGTTCACCTTTGACCCTGTTCTTCTTCAGCCAACAGCTGGTGGTGTTGGCTTCGATTTTGTCCTCCGCCCGTGGGTTGCGCTGCAGCATCACCACAAAGTCGGGGAT